CGGGGTGCGCCACCAGCTGCTCGAGCTGCGCGCGCACGCTCACCCAGCGCGAGGGGGGCAGCGCGAGGATGGTGTCGACCAATAGCGCGGCGTGGTCTGTCGCAATCTCAGCCTTGTCTGATCGTGCTGGCGTTGACGATTGATCCAACCATCCTTGCGGCTTGCCAGCATTGCGCTCGATTTCGCGCGCGGAGTCTTCCGTGATCGTTCTATGCCGCCCGAGCCACTGACTGAGTTGTGACGGCGAGCGCTTTATTCGGGCCGCAAGCTGGTTGCGCTTCCCACCTTCTTCGGCAAGCAGTTGCAGCAGCCGCTCAAGCCTCGTTTCCCGGATGTCCATGAGCGGCACCGTAGCGCTAGCTAAATGTGCGCGCGCTTGCGAATCCATTTCGCGTGCGCTAAATTCGCCGGCATGAAGCTCAACGACTGGCTAGACGCGGAGCGGGGGCGTCTTGCTGCCCTTGCGAAGCACTTCGGGCTCACCCAATCGGCGGTGAGCCAGTGGCGGACGAATGGGGTGCCGCCTGCGCGCATGAAAGCCGTGCGCGACTTCACCGCTGGCGCGGTGGGGCTCGACGACATGCTGCCAGACCCCGCATGGCCGCACCCGCAAGGCCGGCCGTGCATCGACGTGGCCGGGCCTGTGGACATGGCCCAGGCCACCCCCGCGCACCAGGAGGCCTGAGATGAAGCCATCACCGCAGGCTGTGCGGCCTCTGACGCCAGAGGAGGCTGCGCTGGCGCTGTGCCTGCTGCGCGGCAACGTCGATGCCTCGTTCCAATGGGCGCAGGCGCTGGTGGACTCGCATCCGGGCGCCGATGCCGCGTACCTGCTGATGCGTGCAAAGCGCACGTTCAGCGGCTTGCTCGCGGCTCTGGGGCTCAGTCCCGGATGTCCGCGAGCCTGCTGTCGCTGTCTTTCGGCAGATCTCCCAGCGTCACTGTCACCGTCATCCCCATGCAGCGCCGCTGACGCTGGGCGTCCCGAGCCAGATCGTGGTGAACGCCAAGCACCATCAGCGTCTTGCCATTCAGTCGGTGAGACGCCGCACAGTGATGGCGCAGCACTTCGCCAACTCTTGGCAGCGGCCATCCGGCAGGCCAGTCCAGGGGGACATCCGTGATGTACGGCTCCTGCTGCGGTCTGTCGGCACCGGGGGGAAGGTACTGGAACCTGACCTCGAAAGCGTGTTCGTTCATGGGCGCTCCTTTCCTGCGCAGGTGGTTGGTGGAACACCCATTGTGCAAAGGTCAGGAGCGCCCGCCCTGCACAGCGCGGGCGCGCAGCCGCCTGGCCCACGCATCGAATTCGTCGGCCGCGCGCAGGGTGCAGTCGCGCAGCACCTGGGCCAGCTTGCGCCTGGCCCAGGCTTTGATGGCTTCGTCTTCGCTTTGCATCGCTCGTGATGGGGCGGTGGGTGGTCATGGGTGAACTGTCGGCCACCCCCATCGAAAGGTCACGCAAGGCGCTTGCGATGGTCTTGCAGTCGATGCAAGACCCTGGCACGCAGCGCAGCGTCGCGCACGTGCTCGGCGTGAGCGAGTCCACCGTCAGCCGCATCAAGAACGAGAAGCTCGAAGACGCGCTGGCGCTGGTCTACCAGCTCGGGTTCAAGGTGGTGGAGTCCTCGCGCGTGTGCGTGGACCGCAGCACCTACGAGGCGATGGCCACCATCGCCCGCGCGGCCATGTCAGACGAGCAGACGGTGCGCCGCCTGATCTGGGAGGACGCCGAATGAGCGCACCGACCAGCGCCGCCACTCTCGACGCGCCGCAGGCCCAGCGCCGCAAGCTCGCCGGCCAGCAGCTGGCGCTCGAGTTCGACGACTCCTGGCACGAGCGCGTGATCGACGAGTTCCGCGCCTGGGCGCGCCAGCGCCTGGCCATGGGCCTGCGGCTGGCCACGATCGAGGAGTTCCGCGCCAGCGCACAGTGCCAGCCGCGATCGCACAAGGCCTGGGGCGCGCTGCCGCGCCTGCTCGTCAGGGCCGGGCTCATCGGCGCGCACACGCACGCAGACGGCTCCCCCGTTTACGTGCGCGCCGCATCCGTCAAGACGCATGCGCACCCAGTCAGGCAGTGGGTGCTGACCGCTAACGCATAGAGAGTGTGGTCGTGAACTACTACGAGCATCACATCAGGGACTACGACGCCGACACGGCGCATTTATCGTGGCTCGAGGACATGGCCTACACGCGCCTGCTGCGGCTGTACTACCGCAAGGAAGCGCCGATCCCGGCGGATATCGCCCAGGCCTGCCGGCTGGTGCGCGCGCACACCAAAGCCGAAAAGGCTGCCGTCGAGAACGTCCTGAACGAGTTTTTCAAGCTTCACGACGACGGGTGGCACCACGACCGATGCGATGAGGAGATCGCCAGCTACCGCGCCCGGCAGGAAAAGGCCGCGCGCAGCGCAGAGGCACGGTGGGCAGCACCCCGAGCGCAAGCGACTAGAGCAGCCGATGCAGAAGTCAAGCATCTCATTCGCAGCGCCTGCGAATCGATCGAGAACTGCTCAGCGGATGCGAGCGCATCGAGCGAGCAATGCTCGACGGATGCGAACGCAATGCTCGACGGATGCGAACGCAATGCTCACCAGACACCAGACACCATACATATAACTCCCCCCCACACCCTATCGGGTGTGGCCCCCCCCTCTTGCTCGGAGGATGTGGTCGCATTAGCGGAGCATGCCAAGCGCAATGCGAGGCAGATGCGAGCGCATGCCGAACGCACTGCCGCCGAGCCGCGCGGAACCCGGTTGCTGGCCAACTGGCAGCCGCCACCCGAATGGCTCGACTGGGCTCGCAAGGAGCGCCCAGACTTGGATGCTTCAGACGTGGCGCAGCGGTTTCGCGACTATTGGACGGCTAAACCTGGCCGCGACGGGCGCAAGCTCGACTGGGCGGCCACTTGGCGAAACTGGGTGCGTAACGAGCGGCCGCCGCGTGCCGCCGACGTGGTTCCGATCAAGCAATCAGCGAAACAGCAGCCCATGAGCTTTGCCGAACGCGAGGAGCTTTTCCGGCGGCGGCAATGGGAAGAGATGACCGGCCGCAAGTGGCCGCAAAGCAGTGCAGACACTATCGACGGCCACGTCGCAGAAGTGGGCGACGAGGATCCACTTCAAATCACCGCCTCGAGCCTTCCATGAGCCTGCCAACCAAAGCCATCGACCGCGTCTTCGAGCGCCTTAGCGCCACCTACGGCGCCGCGTGGACTCGCCAATGGTCAGGTGTGCCAATCGCCAGCGTGAAGACCGCTTGGGCGCACGAGCTCGCGGGGTTCGCACAGAACTTGCTGTGCATAGCGTGGGCCCTCGAGAACCTGCCCGAAAAGCCGCCGAACGCGATCGAATTCAAGCAGCTGTGCCGCCGTGCGCCGATCGAGGAGAAACAGTCGCTGCCGGCACCGCAACCGGATCCTCAGCGCGTTCAAACGGAGCTGGCCAAGATTCTTCCGGTCTTGCAGCAGATCCGTAGCGGATCCGGCGGCCATAGCACGGACCCCAAAGCCTGGGCCCGCCGGCTCAAGGCTCGCGAAGAAGCCGGCGAAAAGCCAACCATGTTGCAATGCACCATGTGGCGCGATGCGCTGCGCGTCACTGAGAAACCGACGGAAGACCACGTGCGCGGCGCAATGCCCGCTGCGTCCTGGGAGACGATCTGATGGGGCAACGTGCACCGTGGACCGAGCAAGAGGACGCCATCCTGCGCCAGCACTTCGGGCGCGTGTCGCCAGCCGAAATGCGCCGCCTTCTCGGCGGGCGCACCGCGCACGCGATCTACTACCGGGTGCAGACACTGCGCGCCGCAGGCCTCATGGGTCACCTCAGGCCGCGGAAGAAAACCGCAGACGATGAGCGCAATCGCACGAAGCGCGCCTCAAAACAGGCCCGGGCGGTCGAGGCCAAGCACGGACCAGCGCACCTGCCGGGCGAGCCCGTCATCACCGAGCACACGCGCATCGTGCGCGTGCCGGCGCCGCCCGACAAGCGCTTCGCCGTCGACGAGCCGCCACCCATCGTCAACGCCAGCCACTGCCGCGAGTGGGCGCGGCGCCTAGCGCCATGACACACCACCGTCCGGCCAGCGCGCTGTCATCGACTCACGCCAGCTGCGGCAGCCACGCACGCGTGATGACGCTGCACGCCCTCAACCGACTCGGCGGCAGCGCCAGCTTCGGCGCGTTGCTGTCCACGACTGGTCTCGACAGCGAGGCCCTCGAGGCCGCACTTCACGGCCTCGCGCGCGACCGCTGGGTGCGTCTCGACAGCAGCGCACCGCGCGCCCTCGGCGGCATCTGGCGCATGTCTCGCGATCGCCGCCGGCTGGCCGCCGCTAACGACCCGTCATGACCATCGACATCATCGTGCCCATCCGCACCGTCAGCGAGACCAACCGCCGCGAGCACTGGGCCAAGCGCGCCAGCCGCGTCAAGCAGCACCGCCTCGCCACCTGGGCCAGCCTGCGCGCCGCAGACACCGGCCGCAAACTGCTCGGCCACATCGTCGTCACCCTCACCCGCATCGCCCCGCGCCGCCTCGACGACGACAACCTGCGCTCGGCACTCAAGGCCTGCCGCGACGGCGTCGCCGACTGGCTCGGCGTCGACGACCGCAGCCCGCTCGTCAAATGGCTCTACGCCCAGCAACGCGGCTGGCCTCGCCATTACGCGGTGCGCATCCAGATCGCCACCACCACCAGCGCCGGCCCATGAACACCGTCAGACTCATCGACGGCCGCGAAGTCTCCTCGTCATCCGAAGAGTGGCGCCAAGAGTGCCTCGAGCGCTACCTGCACGTGTGCAACCTGATGCGCCTCGGCTCGCGCCAGGAGCGCGCCCAGTACCTCGAGACCGTGCGCATCACCAGCGGCGACGAGGCCGAGCGTCGCCTGCGAGAAGCTTTCCTCGCCGAGTGGCAGCGCCGCCGCGGCGGGTCCAACCAGGACGGGGCGTCATGCCACGCCTGAGCAAGGACGCCTGGGCCGACATCCGCGCCGAGCGCGAGGCCGGGGCAAGCTTTCTCGACCTGGCCGGCAAATACGGCGTCTCCCACACCGCCATCATCAAGCGCGCCAAGGCCGAAGGCTGGAGCGACGGGCAAAACGTGGCCGAGGTTATCCGCCGGAAAGTTTCAGAGAAGGTTTCAGGCGTGGTTTCAGGCGGAAACCCGGAAAAAAGGGCCGCCGCCATCGATGCCGCCGCCGACCGCAGCGCCGAGGTCGTGCGCAGGCATCAGGCCGAGTGGGAAGACCACCGCGCGCGCTTTGGCAGCGTGCCCGCCGACTTCGACGACGGCAAGCTCGCCAAGATCAGCGCCGAGATGCTCAAGATCCGTCAGGAAGGCGAGCGCCGCGCCTGGGGGCTGGATGAGACGGCGGCGCAGCCGTCCATCGTCATCGAGCGCAGCTACGGCAGGAAGGATCAGCCGGTATGAGCCGCCTATCCACGCATCGCCTGCTGCGCTGCCTTGGCCAGAAAGCCCGAGCGCGTCATGCCGTGGGCCCGCGCGTATTCGTCCACGCGCGCCAGCACCCGGCGCGGCAAGGTGATGTTGATCTTTTCGGCCTTGCCGTCGAAGCGGGAGGTGTCCACCTCCACGAGCGCCCACACACCCCCGGTGAAGTCGGGGTTGCCCACGTGAGCAGCCAGCGTGCCGGGCTGTGGTACATCGCCGCCGTCTTGGGTGATGCCTTCCAGATGCAACTCGATGGCCTCCACAACGTTGTCCAAGGCTTGCTCCAGCGTGTCGCCCGCCGAAAAGCAGCCCGGCAGGTCGGGCACGGTCACGCCGTAGCGAACGCCGTCGTCGGTGTGCAAAACCACGGGGTACTTCATCGCATCATCCTCCATCACTTCCAGCCGGCCTGGCGGCGGATAGACGCCAGCGTGCCCTTCGGGATGTCGCCGTCGGGGTGCTTCACCGTCACCAAGCTCGGCTTGTCCGGATGCTTGAACTGGTGGTGTGAGCCTTTCACCCGCACCAGTTGCCAGCCATCGGCTTGCAGGCGCTTGATGACTTCCTTGCTGTTCACGGTGGTTATTATAACCACCAAGGGCGGATTGTCAGCACCATGACCACAAGAAATGCGCCCAGGACCATCACCTTGATCGACTATCAACGCCAAGCGCGCAGGCTTGCGGACTTGCTGGACCATGGCAATTTGTTCGAGTGCGCGGGGCAGGTCGTGTACGGCTGGCGGGTCAACATCGACGAAGATCCGACGTCGGATGCGGCCGAACTGCTCATGGCGATGGCTGAAGAGATCGAACGGCTTTCGTCGGTCAATCCCGGGCCAGAGGTCGCCATCGAGAGGATCTGTGGCAGGAAGGATCAGCCGGTATGAAGATCGTCCATGCCGCAACCGAGTGCCGCCGCCAGCCGCGCCAGCAGGTCGGCAGATGGCGCGGCCTTGCCGCGCTCGATCATGGACAGCATCTGCCGCGTGCAGCCGGCCTTGTCGGCCAGGGCCTGCAGCGTCAGGCCGCGATGCTCGCGCCACAGCTTCAAAGGATGTTCTCCGGCGATGCGCCGCTCGACGAATTCCAGTGGCAGCGCCTCTTCGCTGGTGGCGGCCCGGGCGTCGGCGATGTCCTGCAGGTCTTCCAGGCGGGCCAGCAGCGCCTGCCATTGCGCCATCGGCACCACGGCAAAGGCCGGCTTGCCTTCAAGTTCGATGATCTGGGCGTTCATTTGTACGCATCTCCTCTGGGGGCTACCTTGAGCACCAGCAACACCAGCTCGCCGTCGCGCCGCTCGCAGATGGCGCGCCAATCGCCCACGCGCAGACGCCAGTATGGCGAGCCGGCCAGCGGCTTCCAGTCGCCGCGATACGCCGCCGGATCGGCGGCGATGCACCGCAGTTCTTCCAGCATCCGCCTGGCAATGCCCGCCGGCATTCGGGCGATGACTTTCTCGGCGGATTTGGCAAAGCGCAGCGCGAGCATGAGGCTATGGTAAATGGACCACGAATCACAGTCAAGTAATGCTTGACATGACCCGCATCCGCATCCCCCCCATCGACCTGCACGAAGGCCAGCGTCGCATCTTGGAGAGCCCGGCGCGCTTCAAGGTCATCGCCGCTGGCCGTCGCTTTGGCAAGACGCTGCTGGCGGTGGAGTGGCTGGCGTTGATGGACGGCGGCGCGCTCGACGGCGCGTCGGTGGGGTTCTTCGCGCCCACCTACAAGCTGCTCATGGAGGTGTGGAGCGACTTCGAGCGCACCTTGAAGCCCGTCACCGCCAAGGCCAGCCGCACCGAGATGCGCATCGAGCTGATCACCGGCGGCAAGCTGGACTTCTGGACGCTGGAGGACCCCGACGCCGGGCGCGGGCGCAAGTACCACCGCATCGTCATCGACGAGGCGGCGCACGCGCGCTACCTCAAGGATGCCTGGGAGCAGGCCATCAGCCCGACGCTGACCGACTACCGAGGCCAAGCCTGGTTCATCAGCACCCCGAAGGGCCTGAACTACTTCTACGAGCTGTTTCGCCGCGGGCAGGATGCGGCGCACCCGGACTGGGCGGCCTTTCACATGCCCACGACGGTCAACCCGCACGTGCCAGCAGACGAGATCGAACAGCGGCGCCGCGAGCTGCCGGAGCTGGTCTTCCGCCAGGAACACCTCGCCGAGTTCGTGGTCATGGGCGCAGGGCTCGTGAAGCCTGAGATGCTGGCCGATGCGCCGTGCCCGCCGGATCTGCCCATCGTGCTGGCCGTTGATTTGGCCATCAGCGAAAAGGACGGCGCGGACTTCTCCGCCATCGTTGCGCTGGCGCGCGAGCCGGAATCCGGCATCGTCTACATCAAGGAGGTCGAGCGCTTCCGGGCAGGCTTCCACGACATCCTCACCCGCATCAAGGCCGCCGCCGCGCGCCACCGCCCTCGCATCATCGCCGTGGAGCAGACGCAGTTCCAAGCCGCGGTCGTGCAGGAGCTGCTGCGCACCACGCAACTGCCCGTGCGCGGCATCCGGCCCGACCGCGACAAGGTGACGCGCTTTGCGCCGCTACTCACCCGCTACGAGCAGCGCCTGGTGCGGCACGATCCAGCGGGGGTACCGGCGTCTTTCCGAGACGAGCTGCTGGCCTTCCCGGAGGGACAGCACGACGACATGGTGGACGCCGCCAGCTACGCGTTCGCGGCGCTGTCAATGTCCGCCGGCGGCTACGTCGCTGCTGGCGCAAGGGTGTTCTGAAATGCTGGCCGAGATCGTGCAGATCATCGGGGACGCCGCCGCCGCGCGGCTGATCCAGTCCTTCGGGGGCCGTGAGATGCGCGTGCCGGTACGGCGCGCAGGACGCACTTGGGACGCGCTCGTGCGGGCCCTCGGCCACGAGGCCGCCGCCGCTTTCTGCGCGCACTTCGCAGGCGAGGTGATCTACATCGCCACGAGCCAGCGCATGCACACCGAGCACAATCGCCGCCGCGCCGCGCAGATGCGCTCGCAGGGCAAGAGCTGGCCCGAGATCGCCCGCGCGCTGACACGCCCGCAGGGCTACACCGAGCGCGGGGCGCGCAAGCTGCTCGAGAAGCGACCATCGTCATGCGCTGCCACGCTGCCGCTGTTCTTCGACGAGCACGAGCGCGCCCAGGAATCCGTTCCGGCCGAGTGAGAACACCGCGCGCCTCACCATCGGCGCCATGGCCGAACGTCAACGTGTGATCGCACTGGGCTCCGCCGTCTCCATCGAGCGGGCGCTGTCGCGCTTCGCCTGGCTGGGCGACGCCGACGACGTGTTGCAGCAGCTCGGCATCGAGCGCACCAAGCTGCGCCGCATCGCCGACGACGACGAGGTGTCGGCGGCGCTCGAGACCCGCAAGGACGCGGCACTCAACACGCCGTGGCGCATCGAGCACGACCAGGCGCGCGCTCGGCGCTTCTTCGAGGAGGCGGCCGCGCCCTTCGTGCCCGACCTGCTGGCCGCCGCGTGGAATGCCACGCCCTACGGCTACAGCGTGTTCGAGGTCGTCTATCGGCCCATCGAGGGCGGGCGCATCGGCATCGACCGCATCATCGAGTGCCCGTTCGAGTGGTTCATCGTCCAGCCCGACGGCGCGATCAAGTGGCGCGACTCCGGCGAGACGGCCGACCCGCGCAAGCTTTTCTCCGTGGTGCGCGACGGCAGTCTGCGCAAGCCCATGGGCGAGGCGTTGCTGGCCAAGGCGTACTGGCCCTGGTTCTTCCGCACCCACGGCTGGCGCTTCTGGGCCAAGTTCCTGGAGCAGGCGGCCGTGCCGCTGCTGTACGGCAAGACGATCAGCGACCGGCAGGCGATGCTGGAAATGCTGCGCGCGCTCACCGCAGGGCCGGTGGCCGTGGTGGACCGCGAGGATGAGCTCGCCGCCGTGGACACGCCGGGCAACAGCCCCAACAAGTTCACCGAGTTCGAGACCGCCTGCACGCGGCGCATCCAGCGCCTGATCCTGGGGCAGACGCTGACCAGCGGCACAGATGGCGGCAGCGGCAACCGCGCGCTGGGACAGGTGCACAACGAGGTGCGCAACGAAAAGCGCCGCGCCGACATCCGCCTCGTTACCGGCGCGACCCAGCGCGTGCTGGATGCCTTGGCAGCCCTCAATGCGTTTGCGCCGCCGCGCTTCGTGATGGAGGACGACGCGGGCTTGCAGATGGAGCGCGCCACGCGCGACAAGACGCTGGTGGATGCCGGGATGCTGCGCTTCACGCGCCGCTACCTGGAGGAGAAGTACGGCTTGGAGCCTGACGACTTCGAGGAAGTCGAGCCGCAGCCCGAGCCCGGCGCTGTCTCGCAGGATGCCGCGCCTTTGCCCGCCCGCGCGGCCGCCGTCTTCGCCAGCCCGGACAACCCGCACAAACCCGACCGCCCGCGCTTTACCGCCGGGCAGCAGGCCATCGAGGACGAGATCGAGCGCACGTTGGCCAGTATCCCCAGCCCCATCGAGGCCAGCGCGATCCGCTCGGCCATCCTGGGGGCGCAAAGCGTCGAGGACCTGCACGAGCGCCTGGCCGTGGCGCTTGCAGACGCCGACGACCGAGCGTTGCGCCGCGCCTTCGAGCGCGCGCTGTTCGCCGCCGAGATCATGGGCTACGCGCACGCAGGCAGGGCGGGCGGCGGTGAGAGCGCCGGCCAGACCCAGGCTGCCCCGGCCGTCCATCTGAACGCGCCCATCACCATCCAGGTGCCCGAGCCTCCCGCGCCCGTGGTGCACGTGCAGGCTGCGGCGGCGCCCGCGCCGGCGGTGCACATCGAGCCGCCCGTGGTCCACGTGCAGGTGGCCGCGCCCGAGGTCACGGTGCAGGCCGAGGTGCCGCCTGCGCAGGTGGTCGTGGCGCACCCGACCAAGGCGGTGCAGACCGTGGAGCGCGACCCGCAAACGCTCGAAGTCACACGCACGGTCACCACCTACGAGCACGCTCACGCTCACGGCGCCGACGTGGGTGGTGCGCAGAAATGATCCCGATGACGCAGGCGCTGCACCATGCACTCCAACTGCCTGATCGAGGCGCTGCGCGAGTACCGGCGGCGCTTGCGTCGATGGCGCCAGGCGGGCCGCCCGCGCGGCCAGGAGCCGTACTTGCTCAAGCGCCGCAGCCGCCACGAGCCGCGCTGGATTCACCACTACCTGGTGGGCCGCTGGCGGGATTGCCCGCACTGCGGCGGCGGCGTGCAGGTCGAGTCGTTCAAACCAGACGCCCCTTTGGACGTGCCGTGGTGGCGCGCCTGGTCGCGTTTGCTGTTTCGCGGCCGTTGGGTCGCGGGTGATGGGCACGAAAGCTAACCACACATGAACGAGTACACGGTCTACGTCAACGGCGAGCGGGTGCACCGCTACCGCCACACCGAGCAATTGACGTTTGAGCAGTGGCCCGATGCCGTGCAGGAAATCGTGCCCGTCGAGCCCGAGCCGCATCCGCCCGAGCCGCTCAAGCCTCGCGTGGTGTCCAAGTTCGCCTTCCGCTCGCGTTTTACGCCGGCAGAGAAGGTCGCTATCGAATTCGCATCGCTCGATGACCCGACGGCGACGCCGGCAAAGCGTTCGATCGCTGCCTCGCTCCGGGTCTTGCAGGCTGACCTGGAGGCCGCCACGTTTGTCGATCTCGAGCTTCCGTCCACGCGCAACGGCGTACAGATGCTCGAACAAGTCGGCCTGATCGGACCCGGCCGGGCGGCGGAGATCCTTGACGCGCCTGTCAGCGACTGGGAGCGCTGGAATGGCTGATTACTACCTGGACCACGGGCGGTACACGTACTCGGCGACGCCGACGTGGGGCGTCGCGCAAGAGGGAGACGGCACTGGCGCCGGTGGGGCAACGCCGGCGACGGTCAGCATCCCATTATCGGCCTACACGGCAGCAGCCGGTGCCACCATCGCCATCGGCGGGGCCACGCTCACCTGCGTTGCGTCGGGCGCTGGCAACAACCAGTTCAACGCTGGTTCTGGCACGACCCTCATCGACAACATCGTCACTGCGATCAACCGCGCGACGAACACCGTCACCGTCACCGCCGCCGCATCCGGCTGGCCGACACCTCTTCTGCAAAACGCCGTCTTCGCACGGCGCAACAACAACAACCTTGAGATCATGACCCGCGCGGGGTCGGCGACTTACAACGCCAACTCGACGTGGAAAGTCGTCACGACCGGCTTTACCGGTGGCCCGCAGATCGACCTGACGTTTGCTGGCGGAGCGGGGGGCGCATGGGGATGGTTTTTCAACACCTCCGTTATCTGGCCAAGCGGCATCGCCATTGGCGCGTACACGGCGCTCAAAGCGTCGTCGCTGTTGGCCGGGCCCGCTCCGACGGATGCAGATATTGTGTGGATGCGCGCGCGTAATCAAACGTGTGAAGTAAATATTACTTCTGCATCGTATACGGTTTCATCCAATAACCAAGCGTCGTTTGTTCTCGACGACGGCGCGTTGTGGCCTGGAGATGGAGGTAATACGTTTACGATTTCAGTGACTGGTAGCCCGGGTGGAGCAAGGGCGTTGAAGATTAGCGGTGTTTTGTACATTGCCGCGAAGCAAAGAGAAAAACTTGTCTTCTCAAATACTTGTAACGGCCCTGCGGAAGGGCGCCTCACTTTGTCTGGAAACGGCGTGCACCGGCGCTTTGAGAATGTGCTCTTTTTGAACTCGTCGGCAAATCATGCCCGAGACCCGATAATTATAGGCGTGTCGGGCCTCAATACGTCTGTATTTGTCTCCAATTGTGTTTTTAGGAACTTTAAGACGAATACTTTTTTGGTCCCGTTGTCATTTGAAAACGGAGATTCGTCATCCACAAACAACTCAGTCGTTTTGGACGGCTGCTTGTTTGATTTTCCGAACTATGTCGGAATCACGCCCAATTTGGCGCCGCCGATCACGGCCGGCAGTAACAGGATTCTCATGATGAAGCGCTGCAACGTCGTGAGCGCAGTCGGCGTGCAAATCGTCGGATCCGTGGGTTCGACTGGCAATATGTACGTGTTTGAAGACATGTCTGGCGTCAATATCACGAACAACGCTGGCATTTTCGGTCAATTCATAGGCCAAGATGTTGAATTGACGCGGGCGCGTGTTATCCAGCAAAACATCGGCGAAAACCGAGCGTTCCGTTATGAAACCCACAACATCCTGATCGAGTGGGTTCCTGATGCAGGTTATCCAACGCTGGCGGCGCAGTTGCCCAACGGCACTCCGTGGTCGTACTCGATCCTGTGGGGCCAGGTCCCGCGCAGCGTAGCTTTGAGTGCGCTCAAGCTGTCGCGAACCATTGTGTCGAGCAGCATCACGCAGGCGAAGGTCGAAATACTGCTGCCGAACTCGATTCAGGCGAGCGTCAACAAGGGGCACCTGATGATGGAGGTGTCGTACTTCAACGCGACCGGCCAGCAGGTGGTTGATCGCTCGGCGAGTACACAGTTGATCGAAACCGGTGCGCTGGGCGCGGGATCCACGTCGTGGACGTACAACGCCTTCCCGGACTACACGCCCAAGTCGCTTTCGACGACGCTAAGCCAGGCGCCCAAGGTCGGCTCTGATCTGCAGGTCGAGCTGTGGTTGATGAAGCCGTCGCCTGGGGGCGGCACGGCGCGCATTTTCGTGTGCCCTGAACTGGTGTTGTCGTAATGGGCGAGCACACGATCATCAAAAATTCTGGCCGCACGACGATGCGTGATTGGTCGCGCTACACCAGCGGCGAGGCCACCAAGCCGGTGCGGATCTTCGGCGATGTCTCGCATGCGATCCAGCGCCTGTCCTCCGACGCGCTCGGATCGACCGTGCTCAAGCTGGTCAACATCGTACCTGGCAGCCGCTACCGCATCGAGCGCGTCGCAGACGGCAGTCTGGCCACCCCGGCGGGAAACGCCGAAGGCGTGGCCGCCTCAGCGACGGTCGTGCTCGCGCTCGACTACTACTCGGCCGGCAGCAGCAACAACGACCTGCGCATCAAGGTGCGCAAGAGCACCACCGCTCCGAAGTACCAGCCTTTCGAGACGCAGGCGCAACTGAGCGCCACGCCGCAGACCGCCTACGTCGCACAAGTACCAGACGAGATCGCGTAAGGAGGAGCCACAATGGCATGGGTCGACGTTCCCACCCTCACCGACTGGCAGTACGACGAGGACGCGAAGAAGCTGCGCCACAACACGGGCACGGCCCGCGTCACCGTCAACACGCTCTACTCAGCCCTGATGGACCTGGCCGACGACGCCGGGTTCATGGACTCGTCGGTGCCCATGTCGGCGCAGACTCCGACCGAGTACACGCTCATCAACGGCTGGACATTCGGCTCCGACGCCGACCTGGGCTACCTGTACGGCGGCTCCATCGTCGTGCAGAAGAACACGACGGATCGAGACGTGTGGGCCAACTTCTACACGCTGGGCACGATCGAGCCAGACGCAGTGATGTACCTGTTCCAGGACGGCGCGCTAGTTGCGTCGCACCCTGGGTACACGCAAGGTCACATTGACCAGCTCGTCAAGGTCGTCTCCAATGGTGTCGACATTTCGACCGACGGAGTGCCGCGGGCTGTGGGCGTGTTCGCGCGCAACAACGCACCAGGCAACGCCGATCTGTATGACCACTTCGTCGCGCAGGCTTCGGCCACCGGCGGACGCAACCCGGTGCCCATCGCGACAGCACCTGACACCAACGACGATGGGAGCGGCGGCTCTGTGACCGGCGTGACGATCACGTTTGGCTCAACTAACCAGGACATCGGCGACGGCGCAGGCCCACAGCCATACGACGTGATCGTCGATGGTGGCGGCAACTCGGTGCTGGCCGTGTACCGCAAGCTCAAGCACCTGACCAGGCGTGACAACACGGCTGCCATTGGCACAGGCAACACGACGCAAGGTCGCTTCTATCGCGCAGCACAACCGTCCTACGCGGAGGTCAAGGCGGCACCCTTTGGCACGTTCGCAGGCGGCAAGATCTTCGGCGCGCGCGGCGTGTGGATCACCAACGTCAGCGACCCCAATAACCGCAGCTTGCTCGATGCCAACAACATCGTGCGCACGCCACCGGTGCAGATGACGGTGACGGTGACCGGCGTTGCTTCTGGCGACCGCGTACTGGTGGCGCGCACCAGCGGCGGCGTGATCAACAAGACCCAGTTCACGATTCAATCGACCACGACATCGAGCATCACCGTGACGACGACACCCGGGGCCGACATCCCGACAACGGCGCACGTGCTGCGCATCGGCGATACGCGCTACACGTACACGAGCCGTAGCGGTGCGACCTTCAGCGGCGTGAGCCCGAGCCCAAGCGGTCAGACCGGCAGCCTGTGGGTGCCCATCATCGACGATGTAGCGGCGGGCGCCAATATCGCGTCGCCAGCGATGATCTATGTGGCCAACTTTGACGTCGTGGCGCGGGTGCGCAGGAAGGGGATTCTGCCTTACGAGAACACCGCCACCGTGGCCTCAACGGGTGCGACGGTGAGCGCAATCCGCAGTCCGGACCCAATCGTCACCTGACACCGTGACGATCACGTTCAACCACGCGACCAAGCGTATCGGCGTATCGCAGGCCGACGCGCAGCCGTTGCTGGTGCAGACGCTCATCAACGAGATCAGATCCGAAGAGGCATCCGAGCGCGGCATTTGCTACGACATCATCGCCGCTGCGGCGGGCAAGGATGACCTGGGCGGCGGCGTCATGACGGGCATCACGGTCAACCTGCTGTCGTCGTGGGTCATCGAGTTCGAGCCTGGGCCTTACCAGGCCACGATCACCGGCGGCAACGTGGCTGACGCGCTGGCGCGCATCTACAACACCGGCGCTCCGCAAGTCCTCGTGCTGGCCAGCGCCTCAGCGACCATCGTCAGCGGCAGCGGTGGCGGCGGGTCGTTGACCGCCGCTCAGGTCTGGAACTACCCGGTGCGCGGCCTCACCGAGCAAGTGCGCGCCGAGGTGACGGCCGGCCAGGACAGCATCGCGGACGCGGTCTGGAACAAGACGCTGCCGTGAGAGCCGGCGACAGACTTCGTGCGCTGGCCGGCCAAGGCGGGCCGGCCGGTGCGCTGCTGCTCATGATCGGCAGCGGGGCGACGGCCGGTGCGGCACTGGTCAGCTATTCAGGATTGCTGACGGGTTCGGCCGCCGAGCACTTGCTGGCCGAGCGCGCACCGCCTTGGGCGGGCGGCACCTTCGGCCTCGGTTATGACGTGAGACCGCGCCGCCGCCGCGGCAAGCGCAAACGCGAAGACGAGCTGGTATGGCTGTGACCATTCCTTTCGACGCGCCGCCGTCGGTGCAGGTTGCCGAAGCCCGTCGCCAGCGCGTGACGCTGCCGCAGCTGTTCTACGGCCTCGAGGACGAGAAGCGCGCGCAGGCCTTCACCGTCTCGGGACTTGCGCGGCTGGATCAAATCCAGCGCGTGGCCGACGAGCTGGCGCGCCACGTCGCCGAGGGCGGCACGCTGCAGGAGTTCCAGAAGTGGGCCAAGGCGCAGGACTGGAGCCTGCCCAAGCACCGCCTCGAGACCATCTACCGCAACGCCGTGCAGACCGCCTACAACGCCGGGCACTGGCGGCGCTTCGAGGAGACGAAGGCCACGCGCCCGTTTCTGATGTACGACGCCATCAACGACAGCCGCGTGCGGCCCTCGCACCTGGCGCTCGATGGCGTGATCCGGCCGGTGGATGATCCGTTCTGGCAGACGCGCTCGCCACCCTTGGGGCACCGCTGCCGCTGTGTGCTGCGCAGTTTGTCGCCTGAGCAGGCCAGAGCGCGCGGGGGCGTGACGCAGAACCCGCCCGCCGAGGGCGCCGCCGATCCGGGATGGGGGGCGAAGCCGACGGCGTGGGGGGAGACGCTGGGGCGCCTTGTGCGCGAGCGGTTGGCGGTGTGCGATGCGCAGCATGCCTTTGCGCGCAAGGTCAAGCGCGGGGCAATCCAGTGCATTCCCGCAGCGATGCGGGCCATGATGCGCGCGCTTGCCGCCGAATACCAGGCCACACCGCTGCCGCCGCCAAAACCAGCGTCCGCCAGTGAGATCGTCGATCCGCAGCGCTTCAAGAAAGATGAGCTGTTCGAACTGTTCGTCGAGCGCTTCGAGCGGCGCAAGGCGCGATGGATGGATGTCATCGGCATCGAACTGGCAGCGGACAAGGGCCTGTTCCTGAAGCAGGACGGCGGCTGGAAGATCGGCAAGAACCAGCGCGCCGTCTATGTGCTCTTGATGGCAGACACCTTGCAAGACCCGGCAACGGTGCAATGGATCGAGCACGAAAACGATATGGATGAACTTGCCGTTTTAGGCAGCTACCGCATTCGCGGGCGCGACGTGTTCATCAAGCTGGCCTATCGCTTGACGGGGAAGGCGTGGGAGGGTTGGTCGGCGTTTGTGCCGGACGCCAAACAGTGGCCTGACTACGTCGCCCAGGGGGTGCCGATTTGGCGTAGGCAGTAAAAAACCCAGCGCGTCCGCACGCCTGGGTTCGTGGCCGGGTCTGGTTCGTTTGCGGAAACATCGCCCCCGACAGACGGCAGCATCATACCAAACAAGCCCTCGGCGGAGCAATGGCCAACGCGAGCGCGATCGCTGGCTGCGCCCGCCGTGAACACGTTCACCCTGCCGCGCGCGTGGTTGCGGTCCACCATGCCGGCATGCTGCCGCAGGGTATCTCGCTGACATTCGCCGCGCGCGCCCAGCCCGATGCGCCGCGCCGGTTTTCCGGCGTGGCGTACTCCGGCGGGGTGATCCCGCACTACGGTTGGCTGGGCGATGTGGCCATTGACTTGGCCACCTTGCAGAACGCTCAAGGCGACGCGCTGCCCATCCTGGTCGATCACGACCAGCGCATCGACGCCATCGCGGGGCGCGGGCGCATCTTCAAGGCCACTGACGCCGACGGGCTGCCCTTCCTGGCCGTCGAGGGCGAGATTTCCCAAGCTACCGAGGCGGGCCGCAAGGTCGCGGCCCTGTTCGCCGAAGGCCACCCGGTGCAACTGTCGGTGGGCATGCACGCCAATGTGCGTGAGGTGTCCGAGCCCGTCAGCGTCAACGGCCGCAGCATGAAGGTGGCCGCCCTGTTCGAGAACGCCGTCGTGCGTGAGGTTTCGTTCGTGGCGGTGGGCGCTGACCCCAGCACCGAGGCGCACGCCTTTGCAGCCGCCGCCCCCACCACCACCACCCGCAAGGAGAACGCTCCCATGAGTGATGACACGCCGACCGTGCAGGCGCTGCAGGCCCGCATCGCGGAGCTGGAAGCGCAGATCGAAGCCGCGCGCATCGAGCGCCGCCGCGCCGATCTGTCCGCACTGTTCGAGGCCGTGGGCCGCGATGCGCCGAAGGACGACTCGCCCTACCTGGAGATGAGCGATGCGGCCTTTGCCGCCTTCGCCGCCGACCTCAAGGCCGTGGCCAAGCCCGCGCGCGATGCGTCGCTGTTTTCCGCTGCGAGCCTGGCCAAGGCCGGCAAGGGCGGCGAGCCGCAGGACGCCTCGCGCGCCCGCATCGAGGCGCTCATGAGCGCCGTCAAGCAGATCACCGCGTAAGGAGAGCCCGCCATGCCGACCATGCAAGCCACCGAGGGCCAGTTCCTCAAGTACGAAGCGCCGCAGGGCTACAGCCGCGAGGATGTGACGGTTGCCAGCGGCCAGAACCTCGCCGCCGGCCAGGTGGTGGGGCGCGTCACCGCCAGCGGCAAGATCGCCACGTTCAACGCAGGCGCCATCGACGGCACTCAAAACGCCGTAGGCGTCATGCTCGCCGCAGTCAACGCTACCAGTGGCGACCAGCCTGGCGTCATGGTCGCGCGCCACGCCATCGTCGTGGGCCGCGACAGCCTGGTGTGGAGCGGCAGCCCCACCAACGCGCAGAAAGACGCCGCCATCGCGCAACTCAAAGCGCTGGGCATCCTCGCGCGCGCCACCGTCTAAGGGGAGTAGCCAATCATGCAGATCAATGACTTCACCAATGCCGAGCTGACGGCGGCCATCAACGCTTTCCCCGTGCAGTGGGGGCGCATCGGCCAGATGGGCCTGTTCCCGGCGCGCGGCGTCGCGTCGCGCTCTGTCGTGATCGAGGAGGCCTCCGGCGCGCTGGCCGTGCTGCCCTCGCATGAGTGGGGCGGCAGCGGCACGACGGCCAGCGCCATCAACCGCCGCACGGTGGCGTTTGCCATCAAGCAGACGGTGCACGAGGACACCGTGATGCCCGGCGACGTGCAAGACGTGCGCGGCTTCGGCATCGAGGGCCTGAACACGGTGGCCTCCGAAGTGGCGCGCCGCCTGCAGCGCATGCGCGCCAAGCACGACATCACGCTGGAGTGGAAGCGCATGGGCGCGCTCAAGGGGCAGGTGACCAACGGCGACGGCTCCGTCATCGCCGATCTGTTCCAGTCCTTCGGCGTCACGCAGGTGACGGTGGACTTCTTGCTTGGCACCGCCACCACCAGCGTGCTTGGCAAGTGCGCCGACGTCATCAACCAGATCGAGGACAACCTCAAGGGCGACACGATGACCGGCGTGACCGCGCTGGTCAGCCCCGAGTTCTACCGCAAGCTGGTCGAGCACGACAAGGTCAAGGACGCCTACAAGTTCCACAGCGAGGCCGCGGCGCGTCTTGGGCAGGACATGCGCGCCGGGTTCCCGTTTGGCGGCATCACCTTCATCGAGTACCGAGCCACCGTCAGCGGCAGCCGCATGATCGCGGCCAACGACGGGCATGCGTTCCCCGCGGGCACGGTGGACACCTTTGCCACGTACTTCGCGCCGGCGGACTTCAACGAGACGGTCAACACCGTGGGCCTGCCGTTCTACGTGAAGCAGTGGGAGCGCGAGGGCGGGCGGGGCGTCGTGCTGCACACGCAGTGCAACAGCCTGCCGCTGTGCCACCAGCCGGCGGTGCTGGTGCGGCTCACCACCAGCAACTGACGGGCATCGGCGGCCATGCGCATCCGCATCGTCCAGACGTTCATCGCCGGTAGCCAGACGCTCAACGCGGGCGTGGTGTGCGATCCGCTCGAGGAACTGGCGCGTGACTGGATCGCGCAGGGGCTGGCCGAGCCGTTGGACGGTGGCGGCGGCCCTGAGGACGCGCCCGCCACGTCCAATCCGGGGCTTGACGGCATGCTCGACGTGCCGCCCGCCAAGCCGCGTCGCAAGGCCACGGGGTAAGCCGTGCCCATCCTCACGCGCGCCGAGCTGGAAACGCGCCTGGGCGCCGAGGCCGTCGAGCAGCTGACCGACCTCGAGAACCTGGGTGTGACCAACGCTGCGCGCGTCGAGGCCGCCTTGGCCGATGCCGAAGCCGAGGTCATGGGCTACGTGCGCGTGGCCACCACCGCGCCGCTGCCCGACCCGGCCCCTGAGACGCTCAAGCGTCTGGTGGCCGTCGTCGCGCACTACAACCTGTGGCGCCGCGGGCCCGGCGTGACCGAGGCGAGCATGGTCTATGTGGCCTACAAGGACGCGCTCGCACAGCTGCGCGACATTGCTGCGGGGCGCATCGCGCTGTTCCAGGGCGCGGCAGACGAGGCCGTGCCCGGCGGCGCAGCCGCCTGGGCGCCGCCGCGGCTGCTCACCGATGCGGCGCTGGCGAGGATGCTGCCGTGATCACCGTCACCGTCGATGACTGGGCGGTGCGCGCGGCGCTCGATCGCCTGCGCTCGCGCGTGGCTGACATGCGGCCCGCCATGACCGCCATCGGCGAGGAGCTGGTCGCGCGCATCCTCGACGGCTTCAAGCGCGAGACGGACCCGTGGGGCCAGGCGTGGGCGCCGCTGAAGGCGTCCACCGTCGAGGGCCGCGCGCGCCGGTTCAAGACGGCCAAGGCCAAGCGCGCCGCCTCGGCCAACCCGCGCATCCTGCAAGACACAGGTACGCTGCGCTCGAGCATCGAAATCCAAAGCGTCGATGCCGACGGCGTGACGGTCGGCTCGCGCGTGCCCTACGCCGCCGCCCACCAGTTCGGCAGCGCGCGCAAGGGCCTGCCCGCGCGGGCGTTCTTCCCCGCGCGCGAGACGCGAGCCGACCTGCCGCCGTCGTGGCTACAGGCCATCGTCCGTCAGATCCAAACGCACTTGGAGGGCTGACGACGTGCTGGAACTCGAGCCGCTCATCCGCCAGCGCCTGGCAGCCGCCGTGCCCGCGCTTGCCGGGGTGCATGGCGCGGTGGGCCTCGGCATCGACGACGTTGGCGGCAAGAAGCTGCCGGCGGCGTTCGTCGTCAACGACGGCCACAAGGTGCTCGAGGTGACCGCGCACGGCCGCGCCGCGCGCATCGCCAGCCGCTGGCTGGTGGTGGTGGTGGTGCGCAACGTGCAGCACGCCGCACAGGGCGAGGCCGCCCGTGCTGAAGCTGCCGACTTGGTGCGCGATTGCATGCGCGCGCTCATGGGCTGGCAGCCCGCGCCGGGCTATCAGACGCTGCAGCCGGTCACACCGCCGCCGCCCGTGTACCAGGACGGCATCTTGCTGTACCCGCTGGCCTTCGAGGTCGGCGAAGTCATCCAGGGGGCCGCATCGTGATCGTGACCTTGCTCAAACCCCACACCGACGCCGGAACGGACTACCCGCCCGGCGAACTGCTCGACGTGGACGAAGCCACCGCGCAGTGGCTGATCGAGCACGGCGTGGCCGAGTCCGCGCCGGAACCCCAACCCGAACCCAGGAAACCCACCCGTAAAGGAGGCTGAACATGGCGTACTTTTCCGGCCAAGGCCGCGTCTACATCGGCCAGCGCGACAGCAACGGCAACCCGCAGGCTATGCGGTGGCTCGGCAACGTGCCCGAGCTCAAGGTGTCGCTCAACGTCGAGACGCTGGAGCACAAGGAAAGCTACTCCGGCCAGCGTCTGACCGACTTGCAGCTCATCAAGGGCAAGGACGGCGAGTTCACCTGCTCGATCGAGGACTTCTCCATCGAGAACCTGGAGCTCACCCTGTACGGGCAGACCAGCGCCGTGACGGCTGGCACCGTCACCAACGAGGCGCTGCCGACTGGCGCGGTAGTGGGCGGCGTCTATCTGCTGGCCAACCAGTTCGTCTCGTCCGTTACCGTCAAGGATTCCGCAGCGACGCCCGCGACGCTGACGGCGGGCACGCACTACAAGGTGCATGCCGAGCAGGGCGCGATCGAGATTCTGAACGTCGGTACCTTCACCCAGCCGTTCAAGGTTGACTACAGCTACGGCGCGGCCAAGCGTCTTGCGATGTTCAAGTCCGGCCAGCCGGAGGTGTGGCTGCGCTTCGACGGCCTGAACACCGCCGACAGCAACCGCCGCGTGATCGTGGACCTGTACCGCGTGGCGCTCAACCCGAGCAAGGACTTCTCGCTCATCGGCGATGAGCTTCAGAAGTTCGAGCTGTCGGGGCGCGTGCTGGCCGACGTGACCAAGAGCGACACGGGGCCGCTGGGGCTGTTCGGCCGGGTGATCCAAGCTACGGCGTGAGGACGCGCGCATGAGCCAGGTTGACCAGCGCGTCGTCTGCATCGAGCCGATCAAGGTGCGCGACCTGCCGCGCTTTTTGCGCGCGGTGGAGCCCATCGCGGCGGAACTGGCCGCCGGCGACATTGCCGGTGCGCTGATGCGTCATGCCGATGCCGTGATCGAGGCCACCGCCATCGGCGCAGGCTGCGAGCGCGCCTGGCTGGAAGACCAGACGCCGGATGTGCTGGCGGAACTGGCCGCCAGGGTGCTGGAGGTGAATGCGGATTTTTTCGTCCGGCGGGTGCTGCCGATCGTGACGGCGGCCAGCGAGCGGCTGACGCAAACAGCCTCTGGTGGCACGAGTGGGTCGCCGCCCTCGTCGGGGCCGGCTTCGGCTACCGGGACGTGATGGACATGGCCTGGAGCGACGCGCGGGACTTCTTGCAGGCGGCGCAAACGCTGCGCCGTCAGCGCCTGCTCGATGCGGCCGTGGCCGCCCGCGCGGCGCAGGCGGACAAGCGCGACTGGGAACGGTGGGTCAATGAAGTCGAGCGATGAAGCGCGATTGGGAATTGATCCGCACGGTTCTGGCGCGGGTGGAAGCCAGCCCCGACCTGGGGGTACGGCTGTTCGCCGACCGATTTCCAGAGTGGCCGGCGGAGGCCGTCAATTACCACCTGTGGCTTCTCATCCAATCGGAGCTGGTCACCGGCCGCTGCAACGCCGAGGAGCCGCGCGCGGGCTTCGTCTGTGACGTCGTGGCGCTGACATGGGCCGGGCACGAGTTCCTCGCGGCCGTGAGGACCGACACCGCCTGGGCCCGCATCAAGACGCGGCTCCAAGACAAGGCGATCGACCTATCGTTCGAGGCCATCGTCGCCGCGGCGCGGCAGGCGCTGGGGGGTGTGTGAAGGAGGTCAGCGGATGAGCGCCATCAGTTCGCGCCGGCGCTTCCACGCCTCGGCGCCCGCGGCGATGAAGAACACCGCCACCAGCCAGTACCCGATCCAGTGTCCGATGAGCAGCAGCACGGCAAGACCGACTGCGCCCGCGGCGACGAACACGTAGAACAGAAACAGGCGCAGCAGGGTCCACATGGCAACCGCCGGCATCGACATCGTCATCTCTGCCAAGGATAACGCGTCGCCGACCATCGGCAAGATGCGCGCCGGCCTTGAGTCGGTCTCGCGCCAGCTGCAAATCATGCGCAACGCCTGGCTGGCGCTGCAAGGCGTGACCAACTTGTCGGGCGGCGTTTCGGCGCTGGCCAACCTGGCCGACCAGGTGCAGCAGGTCAACGCGCGCCTGCGTTTGGCCACGCAAAGCGCGCGCGAGTTCGCGCAGGCGCAGGCGCTGGCCTACGACGTGGCCGCGCGCACGGGCGCTGGCTACGAGGCCGTGGCCACGCTGTACGGGCGCCTGGCGCAGGCGGCCAGCAGCTTCGGGCTGTCGCAGGAGCAGGTCGCAAGGACCACCGAGGCGACGGCGCTGGCGCTGCGGGTGTCTGGCGCATCGGCGGCCGAAGCGGCGTCGGTCGTGCGGCAGTTCTCCCAGGCGCTTGGCTCGGGCGTGCTGCGCGGCGACGAGTTCAACTCGATCATGGAAAACGGCGGGCGCCTGGCAAAGGCGCTGGCCGATGGCCTGGGACTTCCGGTGGGCCGTCTGCGCCAGCTTGCCGAGCAGGGGCTGTTGACCACCGACGTCATCACGCGCGCGCTCGAGTCGCAGCGCGACACCCTGCAACGCGAGGCCGATGCGATGCCGCGCACCATCGGGCAGGCGCTGTCGCAGGTGCGTGACGAGTTCGGCCGCACGGTGGACAGGCTCAACCAGGCCGGCGGCGTCACGAGCAAGGTGGCCGACGCGTTCACGGCGCTGGCGCGCAACATGGACGCGGTGTTCGGCGCCGCACTCACGGCCGCCGTTGGCGCGCTGTCGATTGCGCTGGCGCGCGCCGGGCAGGCGGCGTTCGGCGCCGTCGCGGGGCTGGTTGCCAAGCTGCAGGCAGACCGGCAGGCGGCCCTCACGGCGCGCATCGTCGCGCAGAACGAGGTCGCCAAGGCGCAGGCGATGCTCGCAGCTGCGCAGGCAGCCGTCGCGCAGGCCGCCGGCATGGCGCGCCTGTCCATCGTCCAAAACCAGCTCGTCCCCGCGCAGCAGCGGCTAGCGGCTGCACAGGCGGCGTTGAACACCGCCATGAGCGCAGGCGGCGTGGCCGCTGGCGTGCTGTCGCGAGCGTTGGGGCTGCTGGGCGGGCCGCTGGGCGCCATCCTGACGCTGCTGTCCGTGGGGGCTACCGCATGGGCGATCTGGGGCTCGAGCGCAGAGTCGGCCGCCAACAAGGCCAAGGCGAGCGCCGAGCGGGCACAAGACGTCCTCGAGCGGCTGCGCAGGCGCCAGCGCTTCGGCGAAGGCGACGCGGCCGTGCTGCGCGAGGAGATCGAGCGTCTCGAGAGGCTGCAAGCTCTGCGGCGAGAGACTCTGGCACGCGGGGGATCGCCTGGGGCCAGAAAGCAGTTCGAGGAGGACCAGCGGCGCTTGCAGGAGTATCGACAAGCGCTCGAGGAGCTGGCCAAGACCGAAAAAAACGCTGCCGGCATGACCGACCTCGGTCGCGAGGTCATGGGCAAGGGCTTCGAGCGCTTCTTGGACCAGTTCCGCCAGAAGCTCGACCCGCTGAATGCCGCGCTCAAGCAGCTGCGCGAGGAAGCGCAAAAGGCCGGTATCGCGCTCGACTCGGAGCAGTTCCGCCAGGCCGAGGCACTTGTGCGCAAGTCGTTCGCGCAAAAGAAAGAGCGCGTCGCCGTGGCGCTTCCCGAGCTGCGCAAGGCCGCGCAGGACGACCTGACGGCGCTTCGCGAGTCCCTGCGCGCGCAGTCCGACGTCGTCGAGGCTGCGCTGGCCGGACGGCTCGTGTCGGTCGATGCTTACTGGCGCGCCAAAGAGGCCATCGACGCGCAGGCGTTTGCAACAGAGCGCCAGCGCCTGTCGCGCGAGATCGTGGCGCAGGAGGATTTGCTCGCGCGGCTGGCCAGCGTCACGCCGCGCGACGACGCGCAGCGCGGGCAGATCGCACAGCGGATCGCCGATGCACGCACGCAAATCGCCGAGCTGCGCGCCGAACTGGCCGCCATCGACGGCCGCGAGGTGGCCGCCCGATTCCGCCTCGACGTGGACCGCGAGCGCGCGCTGGCCGACATCCGGGCGGCGGTGTCCGACGCGCAGTTGGAGGTTGCCAAAGCGCAGGGGACGGACACGCCGCAGATGCGGCGCGCGGCCGTCGAGCGCGCGCTGGCCGACGTCATCGCTCGTCTGCGGCAGGACGCCGAGGGCGTGCAGCTTGCGGGCCGGCTCATCGACCTGCGCTCCGCGCAGTCCGACCTGGATGCGCTCGAGACGCAGTGGCGACAGGTCGCCGAGCGGCTGCGCAACGCGCAGGAGGCCATTGGCATCCAGCAGCAGGCGGGGCTGCTCACCGAGGCCCAGGCGCGTCAGCAGATCGTGGCCCTGCAGCAGCAATCGGCCGCCGAGATGCAGCGGCTGCTGCCGCTGATGGAGCAGGCCGCGCAGGCCATCGGCCCCGATGCGGTCAACCGCGTGGCGGCGTGGCGCAACGAACTCAAGCGCATGCGCCTGGTGGCCGACGAGCTGGCGCCGCTGTGGAACCGGCTGGGCAACAGCTTCGGCGCGGCATTGCAGGAGATGGTCAGCGGCGCGCAGGGCTGGCAGGCGGCCCTGTCGAGGCTCTTCGGCCAGGTGGCCGACGCCTTCTTGCAGCAGATCGTCATCCAGCCCTTCCAGCAGTGGGTGGCGATGCAGGCGCGCATGCTGGCGCTCAAGCTCG